TGCTGTCCGTTAAAGAAATCAATAATGTTTCCTTTATCATCTTTAGCAAGTGCATTTAATGTAAAATCACGTCTTTCTAAATCATCATATAAGGTTCCCGGTACCACAATTGGTGTTCTAGTACCCGGAATATATCCAACTTCTTTTCTTGCCATTACAAAATCTGCAACTCCCTGATATTTGTAATTTTTTGGAAATCTTGCTCTAATTGTATAACAATCCGGAGTCTTTAAAAATATTTCAAATTTTTCGGCAATTAAATAGTCACTCAAAACCTCAAACATTTTAGGTGCTTCAGAATAATCTTTAAACAATGTTTCATGTGGAACAGCGACATAATCAACATCTTTGGATTTTAATCCAAGAATTTCATCTCTTACCTTACCACCAACCTCGTAAAATGTGAATAACATATATTTTATTTTAAACAAAACTATTAAAAAATTTTGTTTTTACAAAATAATTTATTATTATTGTTTTATGAGAATTGTATGTTTGTCAGATACACATGGTCTTCACAATAATATGACCAATCCACTTCCTGAAGGAGATGTGTTACTCCATGCTGGTGATTGTACAAATGTAGGTAAAGAAAAAGAAATTGAAGAATTTGTACATTGGTTTCAAAATATAAAAGGTTATGACCATAAAATTTTTATTGCCGGTAATCATGATTTTGGTTTTGAACATTACGATGGATTAAGAATAAGACATAGTAACAGAGCACCTTGGTTACATCATTTATTAAATGAAGAAAATTTATCACAATCCGACGTAACTTATTTACATGATAGTGAATTGATAATTGAAAGTCCGGAATTTAGTAGACCATTAAAAATTTATGGTAGTCCTTGGCAACCAAGATTTTATGATTGGGCTTTTAATCTTGATAGATTTGGTAAAGATTTAGAAGAAAAATGGAAACAAATACCTGAAGATACTGATATCTTATTAACACACACACCACCTAATGGGATTAGAGATTTTGTTTTAAATTGGAGAGGTAACGAAAATGTTGGGTGTGAATTATTAAGACAACGATTAGAAGATATGAACATATTATTAAATGTATTTGGTCATATCCACGAAGCTTATGGGTCATCATATATTAAAAATACTATGTACGTAAATGCTTCGATTTGTAATCCAAGATATCAACCAATTAATAAACCAATCATCATAGATTTAAAGGAACATGATGGTGTAATATTTTCAACATATGTCGAAGAATAATTTACCAATAAGTGTTGTAATATCAACAAGAAAAATTAATGAGGAATACGTTAAACATGTTGAAAAAATGTTTTCACATCCTAAGACACAAATTCTTATTTATGAAAATGATGGTAGTTTTACATTACCACAAATATACCATAATGGTCTCAAAGATTCTTTAAATGATATAGTTGTTTTCATGCATGATGATCTTATTTTAGAAACATCAAATATGACACCGAAAATAAATAAGTTATTTGAAGATAACACTGATTATGGAATAATAGGAGTTGCAGGAACCGATAATTTAATTAGTGGTATGTGGTGGGAAGATCGTAATTCAATGTATGGTATTGTTGGTCATGAACATGAAGGTAAACGACATGTTAATCGGTATTCAAAAAATGAATATAATGAAAAATTAAAAGAGGTCGTTGTTATTGATGGTTTATTTATGATGATACATAAAAAAAGAATCAAACACGGATTTAACGAATCGTTTGAAGGATTCCATTTTTATGATTTACCGATATGTGTTGAAAATTATTTGGAAGGAATTAAAATTGGTGTTACCACTAAAATTAGAATTACTCATAAATCCATTGGAATGGTGAATAAACAATGGGAGAAAAATAAACTCTTTTTTGAAGCTCTTTATGAGAAGAACTTTCCATTAAAGGTTGGGTGATTTTCACCATAAATCTAATATTTATATATATATAAAAACAAAAAAAAACAAAAAACTATGATTACAGTACTTTTATTTTTACTTACACTTCTAATTGCAGGAGTCGTTGTGTTCATCCTAATGAAATCTAAAAAGATTGATGATGTAAATAATAACAACATTCCTGATGTAATTGAAGAAACAGTTAAAGATGTTAAAGAAACCGTTGAAATTATTGAAGAAGTGGTTAAAAAAGTGAAAACCCCATCAACTAAAAAAAGTGAAGTTAAAAAAACAGCAAAAAATCCGACAGAAAAAAAACCGGTAACTAAAGCAACAAAAAAAGCAACAAAGAAAGGAACGGACAAAAAATAATTTTAAAATTTATTAAAATTTTTGGGGTTAAAATATTTTTTAACCCTTTTTTTTCATATCTTTGCAGTAGTTCTTTAAATATGGGGGTGCTTGGTATTGATTTCAGGTATCAGGGATAAGTGGCACGTAAGAGCTGGTATAACTCTTTAAAAACTGGACTGAACAATTAAGCGGCAATGTTTATAACAACATGGAAATTGCAGGTATTCTTGCAACTTCTAAAGTAGTAGCCTAACCAAGTTAGGTTCTACCTCGGGTCGATGGACACATAACCTAGGAACAGAAGTCCCTACGATGTGGTACCTATCATAAAAGGTACAAACGGTCTCGTTCAGGGTACTACCGATAATTCCTTGAAAAAGGTAAAAGTGAATTCGACACAGTTAGTGGTAACAATGTCAAAATAGGAACCATTTATTTGTTTGTTGTGAATAACAAAATAAACGTGTAGTCATTTATTGTTGAACATGGAACACAGCGGTTCGAGTCCGCTCATCTCCACCAAAAAGGGGTTTCATTAATTGGAACCCCTTTTATTTTCTACTAATATGTTTATGAATTTCCATACATTTTCATCCGACATATCATTTTTCATCCAATTTATTGCTCTTGACACCCATCTTATATTTCCTTTAAAATATCCTTTTGTACTGTCGATTCTATCTAATGATGCTGAGAAAATAGGGTCTTTCTCTATTTTAGTATAAGAAGATAATACTAATTTAACTCCACTAAACACACAAACCCCATTCTGTTCATCCCATTGATTTTTTAAATCATCCATTGTAATGTTAACCTCTTGATTTCTTTTCATTATATTCCGATAATGATATCTAAATTTAGTGTACCCATCTAATTGATTATTTGAATGTTGTGAAATGTCATAATTATTTCTCCTATTCCCAAAATTTTTAGAGTTATTTTTCCCAACACAAGTTCTAGTACAAAAATTAGGTCTATTTAATTTTTCATTCCTTCTTATTTCAGTTAATGGTTTTTCAAATTCTTTACCACAATTTTTACAAATTGTTAACCCCATCTTATATTTTGTTTTTTTCATATCCATAATTATAAATATCATGGAGATGGTAAAAAATCATGGAGATGTATAAATATTTTAAAATTATTATGTATATTTGTATTATGAAAAATGTAATAGATAATCGTAAGGCTTATTTTAACTACTCGATTAGTGATACGTACACTGCTGGTATTCAATTAATTGGTACTGAAATCAAATCAATTCGTGAGGGTAAGTTGAATTTTAATGATTCATTTTGTTTGTTCATTAATAATGAGTTATTTGTCCGTGGAATTTATATTTCAGATTATTCCTTTGGAACTAAACACGAAAATGTTAGGGATAGAAAATTACTACTAACCAAAAAGGAATTAAAAAAAATACAGGAATCAATAAAAGAAAAGGGATTAACAATTGTACCGTTAAAAGGATACTTTACGGACACGAATTATTTTAAAATAGATATTGGTATTGGTAAGGGTAAAAAGTCTTACGATAAAAGGGAAACAATTAAAAAACGTGAATTGGAAAGGGAAATGAGGAATATGTAGTTAATAAAACGAACAAAGAGGTCAAAAAGACCTCTTCGTCGAGATTTGAAATACCTCCTTTTCGTTTTACATGTTATCGTTTTAATGGCGACCAAACCATTTAAACTCACATATAAATATCTCTATAATAGTGAATGTAAGTTTTTTATCACTATATTTTTAATTTTTTCTTCACTCAATTGAGTTTTTTGATCCGGTGTTTTTTTAGCAAACCAAACAAATTTTCTATCACCTTCATCGTTTTGTACGTTTTGTTTTGCACGATAGTAACCGTATGGTGCTCTTCTTGTTTTTAATTTATCGAATACACCATCTAACGCTTTAATTGATTTATCATTAAATTTAACGTTTCTTTTTTCACCGGTATCTGGATCTACAGTGGTATCTTCAGGTAATTTAATTCTACCAACATTTTCTCTATCACTTCTAAAATAATCACCATCGAATAATCTTTTATAATATTCCTCTCCGGTTTCATTATCTTGTAT